GTAACTTCTTCAGCAACTTCCGCAGGTACATTGGCAGAACCACTATTTTCAAGGATTCTAGTTTCAATAAACTCTTTCTGTTGGTCTGCAGATGGACGACTAATAACATCATCAATGTTAGGTAAGTCTTTAGTTGCTTCCAGCTCATCAGCGTCTAATGCACGAACTTTACATTTTAATACTTGTAAAGTGTACTCCACATTGTAAGGTAGAGGGCCTGTCTTTTGCTTTTTGAAAGCAATATCCCAACCAGTAACTGGATCAGTTGGATCACCTAAGTCTTCTGATGCAACCATTACTGCTTCAAATAATTTCTTTTTAAGGTTTAGCACTTTAACTTTGCCATCCTCTGGATCGATACACTGTACTGCGTATGCCCAAGAACACTTCATGTCTGTATGGTAATGTCTTACCCAATCTTTCTCAACATTAGTGAACTGTTCTTTATCTCTGTCGAAACCAACACATTCCATAGGAACACGCTTACCGTCTGCTGTTGTTACCCAATAAACATATCTAGGAAGTACGTCTCCTACCATGCGGACAACATTGTTGCCTTCTTTATACGTGTACGCGTCTACTGATGATTTCTTTGCTTTTCCTGTTACATTGCCAAATTTAATTGCCATAATCTTTTTCCTCGTAATAAAATTGTATATTATCTTGCTCATCGAGTTCTAATAAAGGATTGTCCTCTATATCTCTCCGAGTTATCTCTGTGTATCTAAAAGGTAGGGTTTTCACTCCCTGCCATTTGTAATCTAAGTAATTTCTATAACTTGCAAGTTCCATATAGGCAACCATCTGTTCTAGAGTTACTTGAAGTTTGTTCTTAAATAGTTCTTTAGGGTTTAGCAGGAAGCTATCCCCAGTTATATCTTGTCCGTAGAAGCGACTTAAACTTTTCTTCTTTTTAGGCATTTTAATACTATAAGTATAGATAACCATTAATCTTATTGTATTTTTAGTACTGCCCTTGCTTAGTTTAAGTACCCTTTCCCAGTCGTAAAATATCACCTTTAAATTCCTATTTTCGAATGTATATTATACCAATATTTAACATAAATGTCAAGTAGTATTTTTCTATTGTTAAACCCCTGCCACTACTTTAATATCATATCCTTGCTTAATATACACAGCGGAACGTGCTTTCGCCTGCCTTGCGGCTGTGTTACCCTTCAACTGTATATCTAAAACGACAGGCTGTATTTTCCCGTCCATCTTTCTAATAACTCTACCTATTAGCTGTATCAGTAAAGGTTCATTATTGATTGGAGTACCCAGAATGAGGCAACTAAGCTCATTAACTGATATACCCTCGCTGAAGATGCTTTGCGACCCATAGAGGATATCTGCCGTTCCATCTTTAATCTTTTTGAGTTCTTCGTCTCTTTGTTCATGTGGTAGCTCCCCTGTAATACATATTGCGTTATTTCCGGTTAGGTCGGCGCACCTATTTAAAAACTGGACCCTATCGCTTACAACCAAAACCTTATGGCCTTTTGCTGCGTACACGGAAGCAAGCTGTGATATCATCCTCTGATACCCCTCATCATACGCAACAGCGTTAACTCTATTAGCCCAGGGTATCTTAGCACTATCTGGAAATCTCGTCTCAGACTTCACCAATACTACCCTAGGGGTTATGTAGTTCTCTTTAGGGGGTTGGTGTACATCGAAACCAAAGTAATCATTAAATATAACGTGCTTACCGTCCTTGCGTTTCAACGTACCGCTTAGCCCTATTTTGTATCTTGCGTTACTTTTATCAATTATCTTAGAGAAGGTAGGTGCAGAAACGTGATGCATTTCGTCCAAAATAAGAGTTCCAAACATATTTTGAATTTCTTTCATTTTCTTGCCAAGAGTCTGTACGTTAGCCACTACGATGATAGGGGTTATGTCAAACTTTCCGCTGCCAATGATTCCGGGCTTAATGCCCAAGCAATGTTCTATTTCCTTTTCCCACTGGTCTCTCAACGCCAATGTGTGTACTACAACTAAAGTTTTCTGCCCTAATTTAGCAGCCACGGCTATCGCTGTAAAAGTCTTACCCCAACTCACAAAAGCGTTAATGATTGCGCTATCTTGAATTGAATCGTGAACCTTGGCCTGGCTATCCCGAAGGTCAAATTTGAACTTGGGAAATTCGACAGGTACTAAAGTCCTTTTATCAATGATTTCATAATCGTCAGGAACTAAATCCATCCTACC